AACTCAATAACGCCTGTCGTAGTTTCACGAACTGTATCTACTACTGCTTTGCCGTAGACACCGTTGTCAGTAGAAATAAGTTTTAGATCATCGCCGATGTTGTTACCAGGAAGTCTTGCTTCATTCCTTACTGTTGCACTACTAATACTGCCCTTGATAAGTTTACCTACATTATTTACGATATCACCTAAAGTAGAAGTCAACACGTCATCCGATATAAACTTACCATTGACATTTGATATAAAAGCGATTGGTGTAATAGAACCATTGAAGTTTTTGAATATCACTTCATCTATAAACGCTTCTGCTTTTGACGTATCGCCCACAATCTTTGCGCCACGAACAATAGGATAATCTCTAATACTAGAAACTGGTTTCATTTCTAAGTACTGGCTTGATCCATAAATAGAATCAGATAGCTTTAGAATAGATGAACTAGGATAGAATACTTCGACTTCTTCGTTGAAAAACATACGAAAGAAAAGACGCAACGATTCCTCGGTGCCCTTACGTCTATAGAAGTCTGTAATATGTTTGATAACAAACCGTAAATCGGTTGACGAATCAAACGGCAGATTGTCCATGTACTTATTTTTGAAGTACAATAGAAACTTGTCAAAATCAGTGGTATCGACATTACGTGCATAGAACGCATCACGAAACTTTGGTAAAGTTGTATCTACATACTCATAGTATGCTTGGACAAATTCTACGAATAGCTGACCCTCTTCCCTATAGATACTAGGAAATTGACTAGGAATATCTGTGTAGATATTCTCTCTTGATCTGCTTACGTTGTCTCTAACGGCCATGATACTCTCTCTATACTGTAGTCATAGTTATGTTTATATCTTCACGGCGAATTACTAATATTCTGTCTTTAGTTGAACTAATGTCTTTCTTTATGGTGTTTGCATAAAACTTGATTGCTTTTCCAACATAGTTATCTACTTCAAAGTTAGTCAGTCTTACAATACCAGTTGTATAGTCTACAGTACCGATTGACTTCTTGAATACGCTAGGCGTTGCAGTGTCGGCAGTGATTGCAATAATGTTACCTTGACCATCATCTTGAAGAGACACTAATGATCCGTTCAGTGTAAACCTTGAAGTTGAGATAGCTGGCTTATACGCATTGAATCCAATGACTTCATTGAACGTATAAGGGACAACAAGTTCAGCACTAAAATCGAATGATGGGTTTGCCAAATCACCGAGAACAGGTTTGTATTCGATTATCGGACGTGCAACGATATCGGTAGATACTATAGAAGGATCACTAGTGTCAATAATATTTGAGAGTCTGGACTGTCTAAGTGTAAAGTTGAACTTATTGAGTGATGTATCATTGTATGTAATGATTGCTTCTTCGATCAACGATTCAAGCAGTGCCGCTCCCTTAGATGTTGTTTTTGTGTCGAATGCAGTATTGATGGCAAGATCAATATACATAAACTTAGCAGGTAAGAACACAGGCTCAATAGTCAGAGGCGTCTTTGTGCGAATGTAATCTCTGAATGCTTTGATGTCATTCTCACTAGCACCGTCTGCATTGAACACGTCAACAGAAATAATTGCTTTACCAAACTGAGGAGGATCAACTTCGTCACCCCCATAAACAGAAATAGTCTGAATATTTGGGAACTGTTGTGACAGTAGAACTTCGTAGTCTTTCTTTGTTACTGCACGTTCCTGTACTTGGATAGACTTGGGTGCAAAGAATTTGATGTCATCAAGTGACTCTCGTTCTGAACCCTGAGTGGCATTGTTTGTAGCGTTGTTTGTGACAGTAGCAGAGTACCCGCCAATGTTACCAATAGTGCTAAAGTTACCAGCGCCATTTGCTTCTTCACCTTTCGTCACACGATATTCAATTTCAATTACTGTAGCATTCTCTGGCTCATTACCAAAACGATCACGACCAAACTCTACTTTGTATAGATTGTCGAAATGAGTGTCTACATAGAAAACGTTATCATCTGGCTCAACACCGAAGATAGTATTTGTTCTTACATATTCCGTTGAGTTAGCATTAGCGGCAGATGAATCGTATATATTTACCCTGATACTTTCAGAGTCAACGTTCTCATTGTTTATAATATACTCTTGTTTCTTCGTGTTGTCAACAGTATAATACTCTTTTATGTACTTTCCTTCAAAAACTTTTAGATCATCGATAGTATATGCACCAGTAGCATCAGGCTTTACTACTCGTACAGCATCAGTCAAGAATGTATAAGTCTTTGTACCACATTGGGCATTGAATTTTGTGCCCTTAGGAATTGTTACGAAAGCTGGATTATCATCTGCGTTGAACGTAAGGGCAAGATTCGATCTTGAACTGTTACGTGAGCCAGTAGTATATCCTAATTCCTTTGCGTGAGACATAGCGTTCTCTCTCAACTGCGCCGAGTCAAGGAACATTTCTGAGAATGCCATGTTGTTATAGAAATTGTTTTGGAACGTATTCTTTGCCAGAATGTCTAGCAAGACGTTCATGTTAGATCCTTCAAAATCATAGTCTCTGAAGTTCTCTTGAGATTTCAAGAAGGTCTTCAGATTACTTTTGATCTGTGTGAAATCTAATTCTGTAAATGGTGCCTGATTTGCCATTACCTTACCCTAGTTAGTGTTGTGACTAATGTTACTTCTTCTTCACTATTTATGACGTTGAATACAACTACCACACGTACAGCATTATTATCTGGCGTGGCGATTATATCCACTCCAATAAGATTTGCACGAGGCTCATATTGCTCTACGGTTTCACGAATCATCTCTCTCATAACAAGAGAGGTATTAGGTGTAAGATTTTCGAAAAGCATCTTACGAATGTCGCTGCCCAGATCAGGCTGAAACGGTCTTTCACCTCTGTCAGTCAACAACAGATTTTTTATTGATTGTTTTACTGCTTCTTCATCCCTATTTACGGCTAAGTCCAAACTCACGGGATTCCTAAATAGATCCATGTGAAAGTCTGAGTAGAGAGACTTCTTAGCGTTGAGTGGTGTCTTGATTGCCATCTATAGGTCCTTTATTGATATTTATGACACTTGGGTCTGTGGGTAGCTAATTTGACTAGAAGATCCTGTTCTAAATCCATCATCTAAGTGCATAGCGATATAATTGTCAAATCTGTGACCTCTAAGCCACGATCTTCTTGCTCCCATGTCTAAGTGTACGAAATTACTACCTGAGTAATAAGCAACACCCATAAAGCCTTCTTGACTTGCTGTACGAATAAATTTGCGGATGTCTTCATCTGACATACCAGACATACTCACATCAATAGCAAGTCCACTTTTGTGTGATGAGTTCTTAGCACCACCGACTTGATCATTATACTGAGGTGATCTATATCCACTGTTGATCGTAAAAGTCTTACTCATTCGTCTGGCAACAATTGTCAACTTTGTCCATACTTCTGGCTGAACGTTTCTGTATCCGTCGCCCTCTACAGCGTCACTTACAAATTTGCCCATATTCAAAACAGAACTATTGAACTTGAATCTGCCTTCTAGTCCTTCATCACCTAGATTTAGCAAGCCTTCACGCTCTTTGTCAGTTAGATTATTTGCGGATACATAGAACTCTGAAGAAGGTCGTTCGAAAACGAAACGTTCTTCGTCTTGTTTCTTAGCGGCCCTATTCTGTCCTTCGACTAGCCGTTTCTTAGCTTTGTCTACACCCTCTTCATCAACTCTTACTGCACCAGCGTTCACTGCATCTTTAGTTCTATACTCACCGATCTTATCTACTAGTTGCTCTTGTAAAGTTAGGTTTACTGCGAACTGTCTAAGTGCATCGATAGGTCCCATCATAAACGCTTGTACCATTTCTGTAAATTGACAGAAGCGGAAAAGCAACAGTGCGATAGCGTTAGGTGTAAGACTTTTGAATTGCTCTACAGACTTATCGATAAACTTTTTGATGTCAGCTTTGATACTGTCAACAGTAGTATTCTGTAAGAAGTTCTTCACGTTGTTTATCATACGCTTGATCTTCTTGATCATTTTCTCTGCGCCAGCTTTGATGTTTGTCACAAACTGAGTAGCAGATTCTACAATACCTTCTAGTTGCTTCTTTAGTGTCTCTGCAAGTTCGTCTACCAACTCTTCTAATTTAGATTTGAGTGCTTCTAGAGGATTTGCGAGAGATGCTAAATCGAAACTGAGAATAGTATCAAGAATACTACCAGCAAATGTCAACACATCTAACAGCGGAATAAGTTTATCAAATGGATTTGCGATTGCACTACACAGACCGCCAGAAATAGAATTAGCCATATTCTCGCTATAGTAAAACTCTAACTGAGAATAGATATCACGTATGTCTGACGGAATAGAGTCAGCGGGTACGTACTGATTTGGCGTTATAGTATTTTGATAGTCAGCGAGGTGCGTATCAACTGTATTGATATTCAAACCACTCTGATCTAAGAAGTCAGCAACCTCACTAAAAAGAATAGGTGATTGTTGATATCTTTGATTCAGGAGAGGAAACGCAGAGGTATCTGAACTGATTACTGTCTTATTCAAGTTCTGTGATAATCTAAGCAATGTAGTAGCGTCATAGCTATCCGCTGGATTAGCTTCTTTGTTCAATATATCAACTACACTGAACGCAGGAGCAAACCCTGTTTGGATAACAGATTCCGAATATCTACTTGCTATTGTTGTTGGTCTACATGTCATTGTTTTGTATCGTCTCCAGCCCGATCTGATATACCTTCAGGAGATGGCATAACAGTATTTATATTGTCTTGGCTATTTGTTGCTGGGCGTCTTGCTTCTGGAGTCTTTAGCTTAGGCAACTCTGCATTGTCTGGTTTAGCAGGCAACGGTATAGGAGGACTGATTGATTCACCAAGTCTTACTAGAAGACCGTCAAAATACGCTAGACCAGTTGCTTTGATGTCTACAAGTCCACCTGCTTGTACGATATACGCACCGCCAACTTTAGTGTTGACAAGCCCGAGAGATCCAATATTAGTTGCTACACCAGAACCTAAGTTCAAAGACGTGAGACTGTTCAGTGACATGCCAAGAGTAGAACCCATACTAATACCGCCAGTCAAGGCACTCGCTCTAATATTTGAGAATGATGCC